TCACTTCAATAATTTTTCAAGTTTCGCTTTTGTTTTCGGCCCATAAATGCCATCAGCAGGCAGCCCGTACATAGACTGGAACCGTTTGACTGCATTTGCTGTTTTCGCGCCATATGAGCCGTCAATTCCGAAGTTCTTTGCGCTCTTATCGGGGTAATAATGAAGAGCCGCCAGCGCGGTTTGAATCTGTTTTACGGCCTCCCCTCGGGTCAATGGGCTTGTCACTTTAAAAACACCCGCAGGCAGACTGAATTTTGATTTTTGAGTGGTTTTAGGCTTTGAGGCTTTTACCTTCTTTTGGCCGCCGCTTTTCAGCTCGTTATCGCTTTTGATATATGAGACATTCACATATCCGTGGAATGTCTGGCCTTTAGAATTGGTGTATTCAACATATCCCCATCCGTTGACAGTTGATCCAAGCTGATATTTTACAACCGTGCCATTCGGCAGGTTAAGCACCATGGAAGAAGAGGCGCTCCGTTGTGTACGTAAAACAAGGCCATCGCTTGAAACCACCGTGTTTTTGATGAATCTTCCTGTGTCTGTATGGGTAACATCCGGATTTGATACAGGCGCCGTTACAACCACACCATCCATTCGCTTTTCAACACGGCTCTTAAAATCGGCAAACCCTTGAGAGTTGCTTACCCACGGCGCCGGGCAAATTTTATGTGTAATGTCATAATGTCGAACAATATCATTGGTTGGATCAAGTTTGTACATTTTGCACAGCTCGGCACAAACTTGTCCTGCACGGGCAATCGTATCCGGATGGAAAGTGCCGTTCTTTTCAATGCAAAGCTCCACGCCGATAGATAAGAAATTTGCATTCGGTTTCAGCGCCGCGACACCCCGGTAAGGCTGCCCGTTGACGAATTGCTGAATGTCATTCGCATGATAGGCAACCTCATTCAACGGAATGATACAAATAGCCTCTGTACGATCGACAAAGATATGTGCAGATGCAAACGTCTGTTTTTTCTCAGATAGATTTCTGTTCTGTGCGGGGAGCGTTTGGCCAAAATATCTATAATGATTGGCAGCAGGCGCGCCGGGGTTGGCCGTGTAATGCACCACAAGTTTCTTCACGCCGTTGTTTTTGATTCCCGGCCGCGTCCATTTATTAATATCAATATATTGGTTTCTGTATGCTGACATAAAATCTCTCCTATTCTGTTTTTGGATTCAAAAAAGCAGCCGGATTAACCAGCCGCCTGATCATCTTTTTCTTTTGTCTGATCGTTGTCGCTTTCAATTACGTGAAGCCGGTCAGTGATGACGGCCGGAATTTTAACGCCGATCTGCGCCAAATTCTCCGTGATGGACAGGCCCTCATTTGCGATATAAAAAAGAACGGTTCCAAAGGTCAGGACGCCGTTCAAATTTGTTATCGTATCAATAATGTTGGCGACGATGACCACCATAAAACTGAGCATCTTCCGCACATACCCAAACCACGCGCTGCGGCTCCGGAGCTGCTTCATTTTCCACGCTTTGATAATGCCGGTGATGACATCCAAGATGCTGAGGATTAGAAGCAAGTCAAGGTACTTCACCTCCCCGAAAAGATATGTTCTTGCGATCTGTAAGCTTTCAAAATTCATCCACACATGTATTCCCTCCATTTTGATCACCTCCTTCGAGGCAAAATAAAAACACCTATTCAGTTACAGGTGCTGGTTCACTATTATTTTCTTTCGCCGCTACTGCCGCATTTAATTGCTTTTCGAGTTCCTCGCGTTTATTATCTGTAAACGTGTATAGCGCTTTATATTCGGCCAGCTCATTGTTCTTCAGATTCAATTCCTGCTGTAGGGAAGCAGCTTTATATGCTGCTATTTGTAACTGGTCCTGAAGTTGCTCTTTTGTCATTTCTTGCATGCCTTTCACTCCTTACTCTTGATCGGGATACGCATTACCGCGTTCGCTTTCTGTAATTTCATCATATTCCGCTTGTGTGATGCGGCCTTTCTCAACGGCTTTTCTCATTTCAACGGTCAAAACAGTTCCGTTTTTCCAGCAATCCTCAAAAAACCCGAAAAGAGCACTTCGGTTCTCCAATGGGCTCCCCCCGTTTCCTTTTATTGATTCATTAAGAGATTGCAAACCCGCTGAAGGTCAAGAACTTGTTCCTGCAACTTTTCCTCTGTAGTCTTTTCCTTCTCTCTATCTTTTGCTTCAATATTTAATACCACGGGCTCAAGCTTCATCTTTGCCATCCTCCTTATTTTGAACATAGATTGTTATAAGCCCTTCTCGGTTGCCTTGTGGATCAACGACAATTTGAACTGGAATCATAATAAGCTTTTTGCTCCCACTGTACCCTTGATAATAACCGTCAGGCTCTACATAAGTTTTTGTGAGCAAATAACTTATTTCATCAGCCTTTATATCATGAAGGACATATAATTGATACGCTACTTTTGTTGTATCGTCCGGCTGCAGATCGAACGAAACAGCCTCCATGGGATATGTCTTGTCTCCTTTTTTTATAGAGCCGGCAGTTATTTCAATTCCCGCGCCGGTTTCTTCTATTTCGATGCCGTCCGCATAATAAAGACTCATGTTAAAATCCCTTTTTTCAACCATAAAAATTACTCCCTTATTGTGATTCGTAAAAAATAACAATTTGAACCTTTATTGTTTTTCCCGCAACTCCGGCAGTAGTCCCGGTCCCTCTCACTCCAATATCAACAGAACTGGCGCTTATATTTTCTAATCCTACCGTAACCGCATTAGAATATGCGCCAATCGCTGTACCTACCGCCGCAAAAACGTTCTCAGGCGCATAATCAAAACTATCAACAAAAGGAATGCGATTGTAGCGCGCGTACGCAGTTGCCCCTCCGTCAGGCGGCAGTTTAATGTCCCAAGTAAAGCAGTAAACCATCAAACCGTATTGTAGGCCTCCATGCTCGTCTTCTAATTCTGTAGAAACATTGCCACCCATCAATTTGAATTCGCAATTTTTTGCATTCCCTGCTACAACTTTGGTTCCCAATGGCAGCGTTAAATCTGATGCATCAACAATCGTTTTTTGGCCTGATTTCAGTCGAATGACCCCGGGGACATCAATATCTAAATTATTCGGTTTAAAGCGATAAATAGTAGCTGATCCTTCAAAAAGGGCCTGATAACGGTTATATGTGAACGGCTCTCCTATATTTTTAGGATTGGTAGTAGCAGTAAGAAGAAAAGCGTCTTCTTCAACAGCTGCCTGTCTTTCCATTTTCATATTAAAATGGCTTATAACTTGTCCAACATCTCCTATTTCTGAATACATTGAAATAGTTGGAACCGTTTCATATGCGGTTTGCTTGCCTGCGCCACGGAGCTCTATTTTGCCATCACCAATTGAAACTGTTCTGTAGATTTCATTATAGGAATCACCAGGATCAAAAAACTTTCCTTGTTCCTGCGTTATTTTCCCAGAACTAACAATCAATTTGTTGTAAACATAATGAGAGTCTCTGGTGTACTGGTAAATCTTATCGCCTTCGATATAGTATTCGGCATCTTCTGATTGTGTCAGCGCCTCGAAACGGGCCCCTTTTATGGTCACCCCCTCAATCGTGATACCTTTTAACGTCCCGACATTTATTTTGTCCGCTGAAAGGTCTTTGATCTTGGCGTTTGTTATTGAACCGTCAATGATGTGTACCGAATCAATTATTGCTTCTTTTAGATGCGCCTTTGCGATAGCCGCATTTTGAATAGCCGCTGTCCCGATAGCCGCTTCAGCTACTTTCGCACTTGTTATGGCTGCATTTTTTATATGAGCTGTTTCTATTACCGCCTTTTGGAGGTGGTCGCCATCAATAACACCATCAACCAGCTGAGTATCAAACGGGCTATAACCATAATCAGAAATGACATCGCCTTTGCGCACCTGTACCTTACGAATAACAAAGCTACAGGGCTCAGTGTTTCCGTTTCGATTATATCCGCCGATTCCAATTGTGTAATCAGAGCCGGTTTCCGGAGCAGTAAATTTGATATTAACCCTTATAAATTGGTCAGACGGAAAAGCAGAAATATCTTTCTGTTCATCGCTGCTAATCTGTATGAAAGTGCTGCCTTTTTTCAAATGAATATAACTTATGTCGGTGGTATTATTCCGTTTTATTTCAAATGACAGTGTATATTGTTGATCTTTGATCAATGCCATTCTTTGAATATTAACAGGCGATGACCTGTTCCCGCATATTCCGAAAGCTATTCTAGTTGTTCCATTGATGATCTGAGAAACAGTCATTTCATTAAATTCTTTTTCCTCAACACTGTGGCTGGTGTCCGTATAATCATAGAACCATTTAGATTTTAAAAGAGAGCCAGGTAAGATATTAGCATCATCAAAGTTTCTTGAAAGTTTATCAGCATCAACGGCCAGCTGGGCCAGTTTTTCCTTTGTGATCGCTCCGAAAACAATGTCATCAGTCAAAATGCGCTGAGTGGTCGCGGAAAACTGATCCGTGAATTCGCTCGCTGTGCCTCGTGTGTTGATTGAGCGCAAGCGATAATACCAAACTTCATTTACTCCCGTAAAATGCTCATATCCGCCTGTTTTGCCTCTGAAAATACGATTCTCTTTTAATGGAGTGAATCCATTTACTTGTGAAGCATATACCTCATAGGCTGCAATATAACTGGACGGATCATAATCCCATGTCAGGGCCACATTCTGAAACATTGCCTTGATCACTACATTCGACGGAACTGGCGGGGCTTTGTCAGGGAAACTTCCATCCGTAACCTCCCCGGCATCCGGTTTGCTTTCCCAAGTACCGCGGTTTTTTTCTATCACGCTTTCAATTTGATCAATCCGGCCGTCTTTTTGTAATGCTGATAAAAATTGGCCGATCTCAACAACGCAAGTATTTTCAGGGTCGGTAATATCGTATTCCATTGAAATAATGCGCTGCGATGTCTCGATTGGGATAGCGAAGTTTCGATCAATTGCGATCGTTGTATCTCCCAATTCCACATGTTCGTGTTCGTGTCCCGGCACGCTCTCAAGCAGCTGCACAGACAACTCATAATTGATTTCTGTCTTACATGCAGTCGTTATCAAATGATTATATGTGGCCTTTAAAAGCTCTTCCGGCTCCGTTATGTCTTCATCATTGTATTGGCCTTCCCTATGGATCAACTTTCCATCTTTAAGGCGCCCCAATCGTTCTAATAAATCCGGATCGCCAACCCATTCCTGGCCTAAAGGCTTATCGACCGGGTCGCCTTTTGATTTTTTCCATTCTACTTCAGAGAAATCAATAAAACGAGAATAGCCGCCCGTTTCCTCTCCTTCCTCATCCGTAGATGCTATGGATGCCCCGTAACCCCAAAGGGCTGTCACCGGGTAACTGATAACAGTCCGCCGGATATTCGTTGTATCCTTATCACTCTCAAAGCGCTTCCCGCTGTCTTTACCGCGACGGGGAAGTATTTTTATGATTCGTTTGACGACCTTATTTCCATCAAATTCTATAGTGTCCTGAAGCTCTCCGCCCCATATATTGATCACGTCAGCAATACAATCCAACGCTGTTTTTTTATAGAAGGTAGTCGAATTCACTCCAAGCTCCGCCGTTACTTCCGCCACCCATCTTGACCGAGAAAGGACGTTGTCCAGTACAAACTGAGCAGTTTTGTTAGTTGGGCGGAAATCTTTTACAAATGTTTCGGCAAGCTCCATCATGGCAGCCTCACAGGTAACCTGGGTGTTAACCTCTCCTTCTTCGTCTGCATCATCCAGTTCCTTGATGACAAACAGACGCATTACACCGTCCTTATCCTTGAATACCACTTGATTCTCTTCGAATAGGAAGCGCGCATCAGGGTGGGAGGCATCGGCTACAAAAGAAAAAGAAGAGCCCTTGTTGAGCTCTTCTTTGTATTTCGCATCCCAGAACGTACAGGTTTCTCGTCCGTGGCTGGACAGCACTGTCAATAATTTATCATCTGGTGAAAGTATATAAATGTCAGCCATGACCGGACCTCCTTACAAATATGCCTCATTAAATTTGATGCTGCTCTTATGACTGAACTTGATTTTAACTGGCGTCCTAGGCGGCAGCAGAAACCAATCTGATTGAATTTGAAGTGCTGTCATGATTAAATTACCGCTGCAAGTGACTTTTCTTTTTGCAGAATCAATTACAAGTGTGTCACCAGCGATGAAATCGTACAGCAGCTTGATCGTTTTCGATACAGACCCATCACCATTAAGAAGAGCCACTTCATATGAAGTGGCTTTCTCTTCAAAGACGCATTCGATTGTCGGGTCTACGGCCGCATAGCCCGGATTAGTGATAGTCTGAATACCTGAATTAAATTCAAAATCCTTCGCCGGGCCGTATTTTTTTGGATCAGGACAGATAAAAGTCAATGTTGCAGTCTGAAAGCCTCCCTGTTCTTCGCCTTCTGAAATGCTTTCAAAGACAGCATTATAGACTCTGTCAGGCTCATCGTGAAAAATTAACGGTTTAGGTTCTTCGGTGTGCAGAATAAAAGTCAGTTCCTCCTGCTTTTTCTTCAGCTCTTCTTCACTGCTGAAAGCAAAAAGAACCTCAACGGTTATGACTCTTACAGGAATTCTTGTGTTCCGCAGGAAACCGCCGGGGCGATTCCCGATAGTGGCTGTATTCACTTCTCTTCCGGTCACTCCCCGGCCGCCCGTGGACTTCACATAAAAGAAGGGTGATATATCAATGCCGTCAAACGTGATTTTCCATTGATTAGGCAGCAGTTCCTGATAATTGATCAATTAAATCTCGTCCTCCTTGCGTTCGACCTTTTCTGAGCGTCTGTGACCGGTTTTTCTACGCCTTGACCGACCTTCTTGCTGTCCATCTCAACAACAATCATCCTGTCAGGCAATTCAAGGTTCCGGATGTCCGCGCTCAATTCTTTTCTAACCGTGCCGAGTTCGCTGCTGGAAATGGATGTGTCATATGCAAAATTCAGATCCTCCTGCTGAATAGTCATGGCATCACTGACGACGCCCATAGCTTTCTGAACAGTGCCGATACCATTCTGAATCCCCACAGCGATACCGGCAGGAACCATGACCCCGACCTGATCCCGCATCAATCTGGATGGGGAATGGATTTTCAATTTCTTCTTAATCGTTTTTTCAATTGTCGAGGCGATGGAATTTGCTTCTTTCGCCAGCTCGCCCTTCATATTCTTCATTCCAGAAATAATGCCGGCCATTGTATTTGAACCGATGGCTTTTCCGCTTTTCTTGAGAGAACCAAGCTGTTTTACATCCACTGTAAGCTCCCCAATTTTGCGGAGATAGTCATTTTTCAAAAGTGCCAGTTCTTTATTTGCGGCAGACCGTAATTCATTTATTTTCTTGGTCGTCGCGTTCTTCAACCCGGTTAATTCTTGAGCAGCCTGGTCACTGGCCAGCTTGTGCTTTTCTTTCCACAGACTGACATACTCATTTAGCTCTGAATCTGTCATGCGGGCTATTGCATTAATCTGATCAGCTGACCCGACACCCATTTCTTTCAATTCGTCTGTGAATGCCTTTGGTGCCCGGCTTGCTATTTTTGTAATGTCAGTGTTGAACGTTTTGATCTTGTCCAGCTGCTTTTTAAGATTTGAAGTCAGCTTGGAGCCGTTCACATTTTGACTTGAGACATCGTCAAATAGACCGATGGCGTTATAAATCGCGTCAGTTCGGTCTTGCAGCTCCTTTTTATAGGCATCGTTGGCCGCCTTAATATCGGCAGTCAGTTTATCATTCACTTTTTTGAATTTTGAGAGATAAGTATTGTTTGCAGAAAGAATGCCCTTGTTAAGTTTGTCAGCCGCTTTCTTTTCGGCTTCCTTCTGCTTTCTGGCCTTATCAGTCATAGCTTTTTGAGTCTGATAGATTTCCCGTTGAACCTTTATTTGCTGGTCAGAATTCAGCTTGTTCTTCTTCTTGATTTTCTCAAGCGTTTTGATATAGGTATTCCCGCTGATTTTTCCTGTATCGTATTTTGCCTCAGCTTTCTTAATCTGATCTGATACTTTCTTGGTATACGCCAGTTTCGCCTTCGCTTCCTTGCGCTGCTGCTCTTTCAGTAGCTTCTTCTGTTTATCAGAGGCGCTTTTGGATGCCTGATATATCTCGCGCTGGATTTTTCGGTTTTGCTCACTGGTCAGCTTGTTTTGCTTCTGAATCTTCTGCAATGTTTTGATATACGTATCGGCGCCCATTTTCTTGGTGTCATACTTCACTTCAGCGTTCTTAATTTTGTTGGATACCTTTACCTCAGCCGCCTTCTGAGCCGCTTTCGCTGCTTTTGCCGCAGCCGCTTTTACTTTTCCCTGTGATTTATCAATACCTGCCGCCATACCGGTGCCGACGTGATAACCGACCTGGTCACGCATTACCCTTGACGGTGAATGGATTCCCAGAAGCTTTTTCATGCCGTTAGGAATTGCGTTTGCCATTGATTTAACTTTGCTCGCTAATGCACCCGCCATGCCGCTGATACCATTTATTAAGCCTTGTATGATGTTGCGGCCAATGGACTTGAGGTTGATGCCTCTAAAAAATTTCATGACACTATTCCAAATGCTGACGATACGTTCTTTTGTTGCTTGGATACGGTTTACGATTTGCGCTTTCATGTAACTAAATGCTGTAGAAGCCGCGCCTTTAATGCCGTTCCAAATGGACATCACTTTGCTTTTCACTGTATTCCAGAGGCTTATTACTCTGTCTCTCGTCGCTACAATTCTATTGACGATTTGCGCCCGCATGTAGTTGAAGGCTGTTACAGCTGCACTTTTTAAAGCATTCCAGACAGATGTCACTTTGCTTTTTATCGCGTTCCACAAACTGACCATTTTGTCTCTGGTTGCAATAATCCGATTCACAATTTGTGCGCGCATATAGGTGAAAGCAGTCACTGCAGCACTTTTCAGAGCATTCCATATGGACGAGACTTTACTCTTAATTGCATTCCAGATGCTGATCATTTTATCTCTCGTCGCAATGATCCTGTTAACGATCTGGGCCCGCATATACGTAAAGGCTGTGACAGCCGCCGATTTGAGACCTGACCAAATTGATGTAACGGTGTTCTTAATGCCGTTCCATATTGAAGTCGCAGTCTTTTTAATCCCATTCCAGACAGAAGAGGCAAACGATTTTATAGCATTCCAAACTGTTGTGAAAATGGTTTTGTACAGATTGAATTCCCACTTAAAAAAAGCAGATAGCCCGTTCCAAATGGTTTTAGCAGCCGAAACAATTCCATTCCAAACAGTGGAGAAGAACGACGTTATTGCGTTCCATGTTGATGTTGCCGCTGTTTTAATGCCTTCCCATACAGATTGGAGCCACTGAGATATGACACCCCAAACTTGAAGGGTGTACTGCTTGACCTTATCCCAATTGGCAATAATGAGAACAACTAAGGCTATAACCGCCGCCGTAATCCACCCGATAGGCCCCATTGCGATGACCCATGATGCTGCCATGCGCGCCGCATTTGCCGCTGCTTGAGCCGCCAGAATGACCAAGCGTTTACCAAATAAGATCATTTGCTTAATTCCTGCCGCCAACATTGACACAAATGAACTGATTTTTGCCGCAGTCCACGCCGCTGCCATACGTGTTGCTTGGGCTGCTGATTTTGCTGCTAAAACAGTTATTCTGGCAATGAAAAGTCCCATCTGCTTAATGCCGTTTTTCAGCATTGTTATAAAAGAACCGATTTTCATCGCAGTCCATGATGCTGCCATTTTCACAGCATTAGCTGTTGCTTTTGCTGCCATAACGGTATATCTCGCAATGAATTGCCCTATAGTAACTATCGCTGATTTTAATTGGGTGATCAATCCGGCCATTCTAATTCCGGATGCGGCAGAACTGAAACTCCGAATATATCGAGCAGCAGTCATAAAGTCTTTAAGCCCATTTGTTACAGCACTGACTGCTACTATCGCCGGAACAATAGCTCTTAAAGCACCGATTAATGAAATACCCGCCGCAATGAACTTCCCGATTGCCGGGTTTGCTTCCATCGCCGCATTAGTAAATTTCAAAAACCCGTTTACATTCTCCAAAATCGTTTTGCCTAGTGGAGCCATGCCAACAAGCAAGTTGATGATAGTTTTCGCGATCTGCCCCAATGTGCTCCATACTGTAGGGCCGTTGGTTTTAATATAGTCAATGAACGATTGAAATTCTTTTGTTTTCGTAACGCTGCCAGCCCACTCATTGAACCGCTTGGTCAGGTCTACGAGGGATGTCATCATGTCTTGAGACATAGGAGCGAATCCAGTAAACAGCTTTGTCAGGCCGCCCGAAAAGTTTCTGATAATCTGCAACAATTTTGGGCCGTTGGTTTTTGTATACTCCACGAAAGCCTGGAATTTCTTTGAGGAGCCTAAGTTCGCTGACCATTTCACCCATGATTGCGTCATTCCTTCGATAGACTTTGTCATGCTCTTTCCGGTCGGTCCGAATGCTACGATGAGATTGAAAACTGTCCGCAAGACATTCCCGGCAGATCGGCCGAATGAAGCAAACGCCTTCGGAGCTTCTTTGTTCAGATAGGAAATGAATCTCTGCATGTCCGGAGCCTTGAAAGCCTTGTCCATGCTTTTTGCCAGTCCCACGCCCTCTTTCGCCAGCCCGTCAAACATTGGAATCAGTGAGTTAAGCGCGAGTTTGAACGTATTAAGAGACATACCGAATGTTTTTAAGATCGGCTTTTGAACCATCGTACCGATGTCCCGCCAGTTGTCTTTAAAGTCTTCGAGGTTCTTTAATGCCTCTCTCTCTTCTTTTCCAAGAGATTTTTGCAGATTATTGATCTGTTTCATGATTTTAGCGCGCTCTTTTGCGCTTGTTGCATTGTCCAGCTTCTCCTGTAGCTTGGAAAGGTCTTCGGATGCTTTGAATACACCGCTTATCGAAGTAATAGCAAGGGCGCCGAATGCCGCCGCGCCTGTTCCCGCTGTTGCAAATGCACTGGTTAACCCCATTACTCCGCCGGCTGCCACTCCGAGCATAGGGCCCAATGAGCCGATTGCTCCGACAATACTTGCAAGGGCTGGCGAGATTGCAGGAAGTAGGGACGTTAATGCCCCGGCAATTGAATGACCGATGACCGTTGAAACTGAGTTTGTGATCTTGGCAAGCCTGTTCATTGACGTTTCAAACCGATCAATTCGAGCTTCTATACTAATCCATACTCTTCTCGGCAAGGACGCCAGAGCAGCGCGTGCCGTTGCCACAGAGCGCATAAGCGCAGCCGTGTTTCCGTTTATGACCGTGGTAATTCTGTTTGGCAGTGAAGCCAAAGCTGAACGGACAGCCGAAACCCCGCGCATGATAGGCGACGTGGCCGCATTAAAAGTGGTAGTTACGTTATGAGATACTGATGCTATGGCTGACCGCGCAACAGCGACAGCACGCCCTAAAGGAGTGGGATTTCCGTCTATCGTCGTTGTGATTCTGTTCGCCACCGCCGATAGCCCTGCTTTAGCGCGTGCCAATGCGGAAGATAACGGCCGCACATTCCCCATTAATTGCGTGGTGACAGTTTGGGGAATCTGTCTTAATCTTTGCTTCGCCCAATTGATGGCCCGAGTTAAAGGGTCTGAATCCGCATCTAAATCAACTCGCGTGCGTTGATGTCGATGAACAAAGTTATCTATTTGTTGCGCCGCCTGCCGTACTCTTGCCTGAAAGCTGGCAATCTCGGCGTCAACCTCGACTGTGTGATGATCAGCCATCCGGCGCATTATATCGTTGACACGATCCATACTGCGATTAAATTTTCTTGTCTGTGCTTCAACTATTGCTGTCAGTCTTTCGATCATTCCCTCACCCCATTCCTTGTCCGAATTTTGCAAAGTGGTTGCGGATTGCATCATTAAACCGCTGAACCCCTTTGGCTCGTTTGCCGAGCTCGTTTACATCTGACTTGCGCCATTTGTCGTTATCGCCAGTGATATTGCGCTCCAATTGGCGTCTGGCCTTCTTCGCATCAAACATTTTCGTTTCTTTGGGGCGCTTCTCATTCATGGCGTAACGATGAAACATGGCGTTTCTTGCCATAAGCTCCAATTCATCTATTTCTCGCAACTTGGCTCCTTTGAGCAGAAGCTTGTACTCGTTAGGAGTCCATGACATGATTAAATCCACATCATAAACCCCGAGCCAATGTGCGGAGTTCGTAATTATTTGGTCGTAGTCGATCCCGTTCTCTCTTTGTATGCCTCTTTCATCATCTTCAAGACTTCCTTGCCGTTCTCTTCGTCCTCCAACCGTTTCGCTTCCATTTCCGGTGTTTCGTTCGGAGCTGGTTTCTTCCCTTTGTTCATCTTCTCCATCATCTTCCAACGCTGACGGATTACGCCTTTGAAAAAACCCGCTGAATCCAGTGTTGTGAATGCTTCATTGATCATCTTGTCAATTGCGTCGCCTGTCTCGTCTTCATCAATGATTTTCATGATTGCTTCTTCAATAGCCTCAGTTGATGGCTTTTCTTTCTTCAAGTAAGCGAGTGCACAATCCCAAAAAGCAGAAAGATAGGAAGCCTCTTCGTTGAGCAGACTCATGTAAATATTCATTGTGCCGCCTTTGCCCTTTTCGTCCGCAGTGGAATATTTTTCGTTTGCCAATCTGTCAAAAGCAAAGTCGCAGCGTGATTTGTATTCTTTATCTCCGATAGTTAAGTAAGCCATTTATAAAACCTCCGATTATTTTTGTATGTTAAAAAAGAGCCCGGGAAGCCCGGACCCTATGATTCCTTTTCTGTTCGTATCGTAAAATTGGCCGATCGTTCCGATTCCCCAGCCGAGTTCACTGCCGACACATTAAAAATGTAGGCAGTGTCCGGCTTCAGGTTAGGATTCGACGTGTACGAATTCTTTGAGACAGTCGCTATTTTTGCATAAAACCTGTAAATATTGTAAGATGTCGCCCCTTTCACCGCATCCCATGAAAAACTCACCTGATTTGAAGTGGCGCTTTTCGCAGTTATATTGCGGGGAACGTTAGGGCGTAACCGCTTGTGTTTGCGTAACAATCTCAGTCATTGAGGACTCACCCGCATCGTTCACAGCAGAGACGTTGACCGTGAGTTTCGTATCGGCCGCAATTCCTGTCAAGGTGTGGGATGTGCCAGTGACAGTTGCGTCCAGCTGCTTGCTCGCTCCCCTGTATACCTTATATGAAGTTGCCCCATCTACCGCATCCCATTTCACGGTCACGCTGTCAGCTGTAGCCGTGAACGATAGATTTTGGGGCGCATTAGGGCGTAGTTGTTTTTTTGGCATTCTCGCCAAACTGCATGAACTCTTTGGCACCGGCAGAAGATCTGATCTCGTCAATTAATTCTTGAGGCAGAGGATCAAGTTCACCTTTACGGGTCTTACCGAGAACAGGCAATGTTGTTGAAACCTCAATAAACCCATCTTGCGGTGCACTTTTTTCTAAGTTCTCGATGATTGCATGTCCATATTCAGAATCATGCTTATCGTTTTTGTTTTTATTCAGGTTTACTTTCCATACCTGAACTGTCTCTTCGTTGTCATAAGCATCTTCAATCGCCGTTTGACCCGGATCAGAGACAGCAGCATAGTATGTCAGTTCGATGCTCTCAGATTTAGGGCCGTACCCAACAATTCGGCCAGACTTTGTTGATTCATCTTTTGTATCTTGTTCTTTCGTATGACTGCCTTCTGTTTGGAATGCGATAAACAGACCTTCAGTTGAAGTAGCATTCATCGGTTGAACAAAGTAAACCTCATCAATACCATTCAATAAATCTGCCATTTTGTTCATCCTCTCAATTGTTTATTGTGAAGCGCATTCTGAGAATGCCGTGACGCGTGTACCCGTCAATATCGGTGATCACCTGCATGCTGCGCAACTCAGAACGGCATAAAGAAAAGCCCTCTATTGTTAGGGGCCTGCTTGTTAACGCTTGAAGCATGAGGCTCAAAATCTCCATCGCTTCTTTTTTTCCGTTGTAACCTGACCAGCAGTGTAAAACCACATTGATTTCTTCACCGCTGGATGTCTTGGTTTTAAATGGGGATACATCATCATCGCCCATTGTCACATAAGGCTTTTGCTGATCTTTCGGGACTGCATCAAAGACGCCCGTGACGCGCCCGTTCAGCTCTTCGTCTGTTGATAACCTCTTAAATAAAGCAGCCTGCAACGGCCACAGGGCAGATCGCATGATGACAGCTCCTTTCTATCACATTTGACTGGCAAAATACCGCATGCCTTCGTCCACCGCTGGATTCCAGAACGGCTGTGCCCGCATTCCCCGCGTGACCACCCATCTATTAAGCTTGGTGTCATAATAAACCCACGGCGTTTGCCGGCCGCCGCCTTCCTCTGCGTAAATCCCTGTTCCGTATTCCACATATACGGCATAATCGGCACCAACAGAAATAACGGCCCGTAAGCCGCCCTCTTGGTAGTCGATTTCAATTGAATTTTTCAAGTTCCCCCCGTCTATTGCGGCGGTCGGAGCATTCAGAACAGCGTGGCTGTAAATCAGCTCGGCCGTGTCTGTGACCAGTTGCTTAATATCATCTATGACCCGGCTTCTGAACTCGCTTGTGGCTCTTTGCATCTGCCTGACCCATCTACCACTGACCTCAGCCATTGCCCTTCAGCACCCCCGTAACCTGACATTTCAAATTCATAATCTCATGCATGCCGCCCTGGTCGATCGGATCTGATTTGAGAGTCAGCACCTTGTTCTCGTAGATGATCCGCATTGTCTTCTCAATATCATTGCGATACGGGAAATACACATTGAAATCAACCGGGTTCTGAAGCTGCTGAGCCTGATAATATTCCCGGGACGTAATCCCGCCGACAAAGGCCTCTATTGTGAGATAATCAGTGAATTTTTCAACATAGCCCCCGCCGCCGTCCGGCACCTCTTCCCAACGCTGAAATGTAACGATATGCGGGAATTCTTCATAGATCATATGACTCTCAGCTTTCTGTATGGAGCAAGAAGCTTCGTAATGCTGCTTGGCAGCTCTGTTTCATAAGAATATGAGACATCTCCCATACTTCGGCCTGAAAGGTTGGAAGGAGTCATGTTATGCTCGATCGCTTTCGCGACATACAGCTTTACCCCTGCTGGTAATTTTTCATCTCCATTGACCATGAATGAGTTGTTGCACCAGTCTTTCGCTTGATCTATGAACAGAGGTAGGACCTCGGCCAGATAGGTATCGTGGCTGTCTGTTTTTATGCCAAGCATATTTTTTACGGTTTGAACATCCATAGAATCACCTACACTTCACCGAGAACAATTTTGATCAGTTCCTCTTTAGGCGCTTTGGGATCAAATTCATATTCGTTCTCCTTAAGAAAGGCAACGATTTCATCCTTATTCACCTTTTTCAATTGCTCTTCAGTCATATCAAGAAGGTTTGTACCCGGCCGTTCATTCAGCTCTTTAGATTGTTTGGCCTCATCCACTCTCTTAAAACCAATGTGAGAATAAACCACCTCAAAAGCCTTTTCAGTGCATTCAATAGTTTTGGAACCGTTAGATGCTTTCATATCACGCGCCGCCTCCTTCCAGTGCTTTTATCCGATTCTCTAAATCAGATAGTTTGGCTTTCACATCGTCACCGAGTTTAGCTAAAGTAACTGCCTTGGCACCGATGTTGGCATTTTGTACACTACCAGTGCCGATGTTACGATTTTGGACAGAACAGTCACCGATATTGATGTTTTTCACTTCTCCGTCGCCGATCATTTCCGAAGTGATAGTTTTAGGAGCAGGCGCAGAACCCGATAACCCAGTCACCTTCGCACCCTCTTTTATTTCGAGCTCGCCGCCGATCACCAATTTGTCGCCGTTATTAGTGCTATAGTTTTTAGATGTGTACCCCATAAGCTTACGCCTCCGTTGCTGGTGTAATAGCAGCAAAAGCATCATCGGTCAGTGTCATGAATCCGACTTGCTGAGTTACACGGAGAGCAACCATATCTCTCTCATACAAGTTGATCGGGTTTCCGTCTGCATCGACAATCGTTGTCAATGTTGCATCCTCTGAGATTTTGTATTCCATGCCTTGAGGGATTCCGTAACGTGTGTAATTCCAGTCAGCCGCAAGTAATGCCGCTTTTTCGTAATCCCATGACTTAGAATCCACATATCCGATCGGAAGGCCAAGGGCTTGTTGTGTGGCGCCGCCTGTCGCATCGTTGAAGATCGGAAGGCCGTTACCGTCCTTAGTGCCGCGGAGCTTTTGACGGAATCGGCGTGTTGTTGTAAAGCCGTTTACATCTTTGTCAGCGTCTTCAACAAGAGCCATGACCCCGTTTAACTCATCATATAGATTGCCAAGTGAGTTTAACGCAATTGTGTTACCAGATTCCTTGATTTTTTCAAATACAGATACGCCTTTTCCAAACGGTGAATCTACACCGAATAACGCAGCCTGATCAAATTTGATCGCAAAGGCTTCAGCGATAGCAGGGCGCATTTGTGTGAAGAAATCTGTTACAGAGTAGCGCAAGAATTCTTTAGAAACAGGGATGATGACACCCAATTTCTTTGAAATCATTTTTGCTGTTAACCATTGAGCCTTAGAAGTTTGGATTCTCTCGCCTTCTCCAACCCAGTAAGCTCCCGGTCCAGAAGCCAAGTACGTGAATTCCTTCTCCGGCTTACTCATTTCTTCATATTTTGCTAGTTTTGTGACAGCAGATTGGGTCATAAACTCTTTTAAAACCAGCGTTCCTTGTTCGGTTGGAACCTTCCCATTTACTGAGTCTTGCATTAATGCATTGTTTGGATTAAATGTTGGCATTAAAAATAGCCCTCCTTATTTTCTAATACTTGCTTCAGCTGCAAGCGAGCTGATGTCTAAATCTTGATTTGTCGGTTCATTGCTACCGGACTGGACATCACGGCCATTCTCTTGAAACTTGGATTCAATAGCCTTTTGAAGTGCAGCATTGTACTTCTCTTCGAATGCTCCGAGGTTCTTCATCGTTGATTCTTCATCCTCACCGATAAAGAATTCCACTACATCTGCCGGCAGTTGCTTTTCAGAAGCATAAGAAACAGCTTTGTTTAAAAGCTTTTCACGTTGTGCCGCTGTCTTTTGATCTTCCAGCTCCTTTTCGAGCTTCCTGATCCGCTTCTGCTCTTCTGTTTCTTCTGGATAAAGCTCTTTTACCTTTGCATCAATCAGAGCATCGAGGTTGTTCGCCTTCCACGTATCAAGACCTTTTGTAAAATGAGAATCCAACCGAGGCTGAATGAGACGTTTTCCTTCTTCTGTATCTAAAAACCCATTCACCTTGTCAGCAGACACGGCAGAAAGTTCATTCAGATACGCCTTTACATCTTCGTTTTCTTTATTTTCTTCGAGAAATTTTTTCACATCTTCTAAAGTTGGCATTACGCTTCTTCCTCCTTCGCCCTCTACAGTGCGCGCCTGTTATGAGTGCATGAAAAATAAGCCTTTTAACGTCATGCTCAGGACAAAATAAAAAGCCGCTGTTTAACGTCTTCCCTTTTCCTCAATGGATTTGTACCACTCTTCATAGGTTTGGTATGGAATTGTTTGGCCTGCCCCACTGCCGCCTTCCCTCGCCCTTCTCGTATCCGGCAGCACACCGTTTACTTTAAAAGCAATCGTACAACGGCAATTTATGTCATCTTTCGCATTATTCATGTGCCCCGGAGCCGGCCCGACTCCGCCGTAAATTGATTTGAACAGCCCATTGCGTTCTATTGTCTTCCCGTCCAGTTTCCTGTGCCCGGCTCGTGTTTTAAGATCAAGAGTAGCATTCCACATCTTTTTAAGGTTGCTCCGTTTTGAGGCCTTCTCAGCGCTTTCCATCCTCGCCGAGACTTGTACCCTATGAGCTTCTGTTCTCGCCACGTCACGGGCTTTCCTGCGGGCAAATTCGGTCGCTCTTTCAATGCGGCGGGCGATCTTGGAATAATCCTCCCCCGCTTGTAGGCCCTGTGCGACGGAAATTTGAATCTGCCGGACATAATCGTCTCGATGCCGCCTGTAAATAGCTGACAAAGTCAATTCAGCTATAGGGTTTAGAATGGCCTGCCGAATGACTTCGGCTGTCGGGATGCTAAAACCCAAGTTAACCACGGATTCCATTTCAAATAGATAAGCAGAACGCATATAATTCTCTAAAAACTGCTTGGCTGCTAATGCCTCAACAATAGTCAGAATGGTTTTGAAAGCCTTGTGAGATTCCTCGGCCATCCTCTCCATTTCCTTGTTCAGACGATTGTATTTGTTGGCATCGGCTAAAGTAAGCTGGCCGTCCTTGCTGTACTTCGCATACAGCCGGGCAATTTGTGCGTTGATCTCCTTTAAGCGAGACGCAAAAACGACATCAATCTTCTGAGCATCCTCAGTGATCATGTCGTCCAGGTACTTATCAATATCATTCTGGTTCATCTTCATCACCGCCCGCGTCTGTTTCCACATCCGTTAACGGCGGCATGTTGAGCCTGTATTCCTCTTCTTCCTCTTCCATCTTCTTCAGCTCATACTGGACATCATCAACAAACGACAGCAGAGATAGGCGAGTTTCTTCGCTTACCATTCCTTTAAGTTGCCCTGTCGTTTGTGCTTCTTCCAGTACATTTGCCGGAAGGTTTCGCTTAAATCCGAACCAAACTTTTTTATAATCTTCCGCTGCCGCTTTCCTTTTAGTGCCCCATGCGGAAAAGATCAGTTTGTATTGATAACGCAGAGCAGCAGTCATTTTCCGCTCCATCGTGATGCATTTGTTTTCAAGCGACATCAATTTATATTTCATCGCAACCCCTGAAACATTCCCACCAAAAGATTCATCGGAGAAATTGACCGATTTTGCAAAGCGAAGGATATTCTCTTCCAACCTATCAAGATGGTTTTCTATGATGGCATCGTTTATATCCTTTGTCAGATAGCTTACGTCATCTTTTTCGTCAAGCAATTCAAGGACTCCGGTCTTTTTGAGCTGGTCAAGCGTCTCTTCATCAGCGCCCAACCCTTTTAAAATCAGGTATGCCAGCCGATATTGCTCAATCTCATTCGATGCATCGGACAACGTGCGGTCATACGCATCAATTAACGAAAGAACCTTTTCAGCATCTCCCTTTAGTTCCTTGTTATTCGCTAAACCGAATAAGGGGCAGCCATCAAAAAGATGCAATGTTTTTTTATCAAAAGTGAAGGCTGAGCTGTCTTTCGTACTGAAATAATAGACATATTTCTGATCATAGAATTCTGCTTTGATCTTTCCGCCGTACACCGTGTAATATCGCAAAGCATAAGCAGGTTCATGGATACTTCCATCAGTAATAAAGGCGCATTCCCATGGATCAATATTTTTTATACGCTCGTTTCCAGAACGATCAACGTAAGCGAGGCGGGCGCCGTAACCGCAAATAGAGGCCATTTTCCCCCACTCGCTGTCTTCATCAGCAATGTTATTTTCCATATTAAAATTTTCGATCAACTGTTTTACAGGTATTGCAGTGCTTGTCGTATCGCTCTCATCAAACTCATATGCAATAGGGTGGCCGAACAAATAGCCCACCTTTGTATCAATGATTTCAGAGTCAAACGAGTTGTTAAGCCTATTGTTTACTTTGTGATCAATACGTTTTAATTTTCCTGTTTCAAAATCTTCGTATTCAATGGCTTCTCTGGATAAGATCGGAACGCCTTGAACCTCAGCCTCGTACCGTTCATAAAGCTTTTTCATTCTGTCATGATCCGGCTTATGTTCCTGAATGATCTTGTCAATCAATTCAGGCGTTATGCCGGACTGTTCAATCATGTCTATAAAATGATTCATCAGCTCACCCCTCTCCGTCTTTTCGGTTTATTATGCGAATACAGAGCGTACCGGAGTGAGTCCAGCACGTCGTCCCATTCCTTAACCGGTTCGCCTGTCTTCTGATTCCAGACGTACATAAAGATTTCTTTTTTGAACCGGTCAACTTTGTCTTCAACAACAAAAAGCTGTTCTTGTTTGAACAGCCGCGCTACTTCTTCTATACCGGATACGACAGCTTTATCAGCGTTAATAGCCCGAAGTTTTTCACGCCGGAAACGAACAACGTGTTCTGGTCGTGCCGTATCACAATAGAAATTAATGTTTCCGTACCGCTCTTTTACGCCTTTCGCTACCTTCACCCAGTAATGAATTTCCTCATGTTGCTTGGCATATTCTTCGAGCAAATAAAAACACCCCTGGTCATCTTGTCCGATTACAACAATAGAACCCGGGTGCTCATATCCCCAGTCAACGCCCGCAAAATACTTCTTGAAATTGACGCGCCTGTTTTCCAATTCCTCAGAGCTGATATAGTGGATGTCCTTATTGAAATCCTTGTATATGACTCCTTCTGGCGCCACCCAATAACCGTGTATATCCCGATCTGTAAACATGCCGCTCGGCGTTGATGCCACGATGCTCTCCACATATTCCGGATCGAGAAAATTGTTGTCGAACAGCGAGAAATGAAATGACCTGATGTTCAGCCGCCCGCTTTTCAGCATTTGCCCGTCTTTGTCGATATAATCCGTTTTGACGGTGTGCATCGGGTTTTCGGGATTTGTATCCATCATGACCACAGCGCCTTTATACGAGCACCGGGAAATGACTTCTTTCACGAATGAATCGTGCAGGGCAGTCGCTTCGTTTAGGAATGCGCCGGCTGATGTGAACCCCCGCGCTTTTTTCCATGAATCAGCATTGGCTCCATCAAAGCAATATACACGGTTGCCGAATATTTCAACGGCATTCGACTTGTCGAGCCTCAATTCTTTACCCAGAATCAGTTCCATATCGTTCAAGACATTTCGTTTTATGGCTGCCTGAGTAGCCCCGCCGATGATGAAGGATAAACCCATATTTTGATACTTACTGACGTGAGCAAGGAACGTCAAAAGGAGCACGAATGTTTTTCCTGCCCTCTTTGCGCCGCTACAAATTAGAATTTTGGGTTGCTCTTTAATAAAGCTGTCCCAAACTTCCTTTTGCTTTTTATTCAGTTCCATCGGCATTCACCATTTTTCTCAACATTGCAGCAATATCATTTTCTTGGGTGTTTCCATCGCCGCCATTAACGGTCTTCTTCGTTTTCTCGATATTCAAGCGCATCTGTTCCAATTTAAGACGCCGCTCATCTTGCTCATGCGCCAGCTGGTCAAATTGCTTGATCAAGCTCCGGAGCTCCCCCATTGCCCGAGATTGAGCGTTTAAGAGAGTCGCATGACGATCCCAAGCGAACTGTATTTCAAGTTCTTCTTCTACAATGTTTTTTTCATATGTTAGATTGCCATCTTCGTCCTCATCTTGATGATAAGCGTATTTTGCCTTTTTAAGCTCTTTTGCCGTATCATCTTTATTCTGCACAAACATAATGCGCTGCGCCCGAATAATAGCCGCATATTGTATCTGAATCTGATCCCATATCATATCAGCAGGGGAACGCTCCTGAATCTCTTCCATGATTTCAAGCGTTTCTTCCGGCAGATACTTTGAGAAGAACCCATGTGATACAGCATTTTGATTTCTTGCCGGAGCCGCCCCGCCGCTATTTCCTAATGCGTTTTTGTTGCCGGGTTGCCCGCCTATTTTTGTGTGCACACTTTTTTCGGTGGGTGCACCCTTTTTCCTTTCCCAACCATGCCGCTGCTTCCACGATTTGATGGTGTTCACTGACACCCCGTATTTTTCGGCAAGGTCCTTGTATTTCACGCCTTTGACGTAATCCTTATACGCCTGAATGTGCTTTTCAACCATCTACATTCACCGCCGCCCCCTTCTGATTCGTGTTTGTTTTGGAAAATATATTCCCTCTAAACCGACGCCGCACTCAGACCGTTAACCACCTATAGTTTTCCTGAGACTTACCGGAACCGGTTTACAAGGAACAAAAAAAGCACCCTTAAAGGTGCAGGTGCTGGCTTTCATTTGATTCTATTTCTTTCATAAGCGAAAATATAATATCAGCCTTAATTATATAATTCATTGGATACTTAATAACTGGTTGCTCCTCTTTCTCACAATTTATATAGTTTACTATTTGAGCTGTATTAATACCAACCACCTTATTATTATAAATAATGGGGCCGCCGCTAAAACCTCCATAACTAAACATATTGCCCATAAAATAGTTTAAATGGTTATGGAACAAAGACACTTTGCCAAATGAATAAATAGGAAGATGCTGATTTGTTAACATAGGATTGACGACACCTAAATCAGAAAAGTCAGGATACCCTATCAAACATAGATCATCTCCTGGCGTTAACTTTTTATCAGAAATGTGTTTAAAATCCAAAGGTGTATAATCGGATGATTCTAAATTTCTCTTAAATTCAATTGTCTCATTAAAATTAAGTGATATAATAGCCAAGTCCATCTCAAAGTGATTATTTTCATAAACTACAGGCGCCTCTCCAGACTCACCAGATCCTAATCGATATATTTGATCGACCCCTACAGTTTTGAGATTCTCAGCATATTTGTTTGCTTTGTTTATAGATTCATGGAGCTTTCCTGAATTTCTATTCACAATTAGATGCTTCACAGTAATAAGATATTGCTTATTACCTTTTTTCACATAAAGAGCAGTACCAAAGTCTTGTTTATCTTCACTGTAACATTTTAAATGAACAATTGATTTTTCTATTCTTTTCAAATCCATATTTCTCTCACCACTTCTAGAATTAATCTGAATAATATAATATGAACAAAAGTAACTTAATGAAACCTATCCTTTTTTCTTCTGTTTACTTGCCTTCCAATCCATATACTCATGGAATACTGTAGGTCCTGTCACATCGTATTTTCTACCAATCCGCCACAACTCATCTTGCATATCTTTTTCAATATCTTCCCATGATCTATGCCCTTGTTTCTCTAAAAAATCATTAAATTCTTTTACCATTGGCATCATATTCTCACCTCCCACCTTATTATCGGTTAAGGAGTGTGATAAAGGAACTATTTGCAAAATTTGTCGAACGAAAGCACTTTTCATAAATAGGTGGCAACCGTAAGACAAAAAAACACCCTTTTAACAGGGTGCTCATTTCCGCCTATGTTTTTGGAAATCTAAAATATCCTCTTTCAGAAAAAGCCTGTCCCGGGGCATTTCTTTCATCGGCTCTAATTCCCCGGTCTTTACTAACTGGTTCAGATACTGACGGGTGAACCCCAATATCTCAAGCGCCTCACTTGTATTGAGTATCTCTTCATTCAGGAATTTCTTGATTGCGTCACGCTCTTTAGGCTTGTACATTTTTGAATCATCCTTTTTTCTCACGATATTTCAAGTAAAGGGAAAATGCTTTCTCGATGATCGAAACAACAAATAAAATGATCAGACTAATGTCGAGAGCCGTTTTCAACGGTCCCGCTGCCACATCCTGACGGAAAAACAGCATATACGCCAGGGCGAGAAGAACAACAATATCAGTAGTGGACTGTACACTTTTCATTTTTTTGAAAGTGGCTGGCTTTCAAGTATTTTTCTTTAGTCGCCGCATTTGCTATACTTGGAGCAAGGGAGAAGCGCTACCTTCTCCCTCGGCTCAAAATCATCTGCGCTTTCTTGGACGTCTGCGTTTTTTGATTTTGGGCTTTTTTGCTTTAAGCTTTTCCCTGATGATGAGGACTTTCTCAACAACTGTGAGAGTTGTGAGGATAATCCCCAGTACCAATGCGATTTCAGCCACTTTCTTTCCCTCCTTTCTATACATTAATTATACATCGTTTATTTACTCACGTCAAGTAATTTAGTGGGCTTTTTTCATTATTTCTCCAATAAAAAAGAGCCTATTCACGCTAAACAGAATAGGCTGTGATCTGCTCTATTTTTCATTTTCAGGCGGGAACGTTCGATGTTCTTCTGCACAGTTCCTTTTTTAATCCCCAATAACTGCGCTATCTCTTCGAATGACATGTTTTGTACAGCATGCATCATGAAAATGTCTTTTTCTCTTTCGGTAAGCACGGATAGGGCATCAGCGATTCTTTCCTTATCCCAATCACTTACTTCTCCCTCAGCTTCTTGAACGATTGCGTATTCTTCCGGCAGCGCATCAATTAAGCGAGGTTCAGCAAGAATCGTCCTTTGATATGCGTCTCTTCTGTCAGCACCTCGGCGTGCGCCCGGCTGTCTTCCGTTCTGCAGCCATTCAAGAGTGAATTCAATATCGCTGATCATGCTACTGATAATCTTTTTGTCGTTGATCTGTTCAGCCGTCAGATTGACTTCAGCCGTATCTTTGTAGAGCCGATACATTTTTCTTGTTTCTCTTAAAGCTCGTTTGTACTCAATGATTAAATCTTGCATTCTGATTCCTCCCTTTATTTGCGCTTAAATGCGCCGCCCTTGCCTCGTTTAAGTGTTTGCATGTTTGTGTTCATCATTTGTTGCCAGAAACGATCTGAGCGCTCCTGCATGTTTTTATTGGGCTTTTTCTTTTTCTGCTTCATGTCATCCCTCCGTTCAAATAAAAAACGGACACCAATCAGAGCACAGTGATTCTGTGCAATGATCAGTGTCCGCAGGCTTTCCGTCTTGGACTTATTCAGTTAAAGCAGCACATATGTAGCAATGTTCCCGATGATCGCTACTATACAAATTGCAGTTAAGTGATTTCTTAGCTGTGAATCCTTATCCTCTCCTATAACTCCCATAAGAGAGACTATCAGGACCAGCAAGAGAGCTATTTTAAAGGCTATTAACATCTCTCTCCTCCTAATTAAGACCCATTTGATTCATTCCGGATTTAACAGCTAGAGGCACCACGTCCGCCGGCTCCACATATGGATTCTTCTTGTATTCCTGATAGTAAGCCACAATCAGCTTTGACGTATGGCTAACAAGCTGCAGTTGTAAAGGCATACCCTTTTTTAATTCATCAACAATCATTTGAAGTTCAATCTCAGAAAATCCGTTCATTTGTCTTCCCTCTTCTCTATATACTTATCAATATCTTGAAAAAACGCCGCGGCCGTGAATGCGATGATTGCGCCTATTAACGTGATGTTTGCTTTCATGTCCGGCCTGTATTCGTACTGGAAATAAAACCAGAAACCTAACCCCATCAGCATAAAAACTATTCTCAGCGCCATCGAATCCCCCTTATTTGATTTGAAATTTTGCTGATTCAAATGTTCCGATATAGTTCCACTTGCCGGAATCAGAGTAGCAGTCCAGCTGAATGACATAGGTCCCTTTCCCGGTCTTATTCCGGATCGTTTTCACGTTGAATGATTTCAGAGGCGTTGCCGTTTTGAAGCTGCCTCGCTGTACCAGATTCGTTTCAGTAAGCCCGCCGCCGCTACGCTTCTTGTATACGCCGGCCGTGTAATAAAGAGTGCTTGAGCCTTTTTTCTCGGCTTTCCAGTCCACCGTTGAGGCGCCGGCCGTGTAAGTCGCGGCATCCGTAAACACCCGGCCGCTGTACCCGGATTCATTTTGCCAGCCGGACCATGCTGCGGAAGCAGACGGCGCAACGGCCGCGGCTCCCATAAGTAATACAGCTGATAGAATGATTGATTTGAATAGTTTTTTCATTATTTTCCCCTTCCTAGTTCACAAATAATTAACATTTATTTACAAGGATAATCATTATTTTGCTCGAATTATTACTGTGTTCAATAAAAAACCTAAGGAGTGTTTAAAATGAATTTCAAAAAGACTGCTGTTACTGCACTAGCGATTCCTGTATTAGCTTTTTCCATTAGTGGTATGGCTTCCGCTAAGGAGATAACTCCTCAAAAAAATGAAACGCAAACAACTATATCTCCTGGTCCAATTAAAGCCTATTACGATACCTTTGAAGTGAGAGCCGGGGGTTCTAAACAATTAGATGCCAAATATTTAGGATCAGGATTCGCTTATCATTCAGATAATAGCGCTGTTTTCACAGTAGATACCAATGGGCTTGTCCGTGGCAATAAAGCTGGAAATGCATATTTAACTATATTCAAAAATGGATCAGTATACGGTCAGTTACACGTATTTGTCTATTAATTTTCTAATAGAAGAGCATTCTAATATGCTCTTCTATTTTCCACTTCACCACCTATGCAGCGCCCACAATGCGGGCAGCGGGCATCTGCGCGGATTTCTAAATCAAGTTTTTTATAATCTCAGTCCGGGCAATGATATTCGATCATTTACTATCCGCCCATTCATCAAAGCTGTAGGGGTAATCAACACTTTCAATGAAACCAATCTCCTTCGCCTTCTGACGGATTTTCATACATCCTTCATAGCTGTAAGCCCATATTTCTTTATAATCCCTCAGCTCGCCGCATTTCCCTGTTATGATGAATTTTCTGAAGCTGTTGACCAGTTGCCACATGTTGCCCCCATGCGAAAAGCCGTTTGAACTGCCGTATCCCAATTCATACGGGTAAACATCAGCGCCCGTGTAATCATCAACGAAGAACAGTTTTTTCTTAAATCTGAAATACGCTATGCGATCCTTTGACTTGCGGTAGAATGTACGATGATCAATGCTTGCGATAAGCTTGATCAAATCGTTTATGTCGTTCATTCGTTTCAATTGCTCTGCTGTTGGCATTGGGTTCCCTCCTGATCAAATAAGCTGAGTTGTGTGATTTTATAGTTAAATAGCAATAATTCTTCAGCCCCGCGGCTTTTTCCGGATCCGCCGACAACCTGTTTGTATGCGGAAAAGGTTTCTGACTCCCAGTTCGGGTAGATCTCGAGTATCAAAGGATCATCGTAATAAGAAAGAACCACTTTCCCTTTGACCTGATTAAGCAGCCGGGCCAGTTCCCGATGATCCTCTTCGTTAAAGCCGCCAGCATAAAACCGTTCACGCCCAACATATGGCGGATCCACATAAAACAAAGTATCCGGGCTATCGTATTTCTCGATGATGTTACGAAAATCCTTACATTCGATCATGACGCCCTTCATACGGTTGGCGAAAGACTCGAAGGCAGCGCAGGCGCTTATGTATCCGCCAGCAGGGTTCTGCCCGCTTTGTGTGCTATGCCTCCAGCCTGTCTGCGGCACTTCCTCCACGTTCCCCTTACTAATGCCGGAGCGATTCATATAAAACCACCTGACAGCCCGGTCAAAATCATTTTGCGGGTAATCTTCAGTTTTCCATTTCTCATAGAGCGCCCGGCTGTACGGAATGGATTCGCAAGCCTGCTGCATGGCCTTTGGATCCTTTCTGACTTGCATCAAGAAATTCACCACATGGCCGTCAATGTCGTTATACACTTCATGTCCCATTTGCGGCTTATTCGCTATGACATGAGCCGCGCCGCCGAAAGGCTCGACGTACACCTTATGGGCGGGCATTTTATTTATGATGTGATCGGCGTATCGACCTTTGCCGCCAAACCAGATTAACGGTGAGCGTGCCATCCCTTAACCCCCGATCAAATTCGGCAGCACGGAGATAGCGAAGAAGAAAAGCCCCACGCATGCCCCGACCAGCCAGATATTTGTTTTATCCCGTTTAGCGATAATGGTATGGTCACCGATCATTTTCAGATCGTCAGACCGAGCGACCAGCGTCGGGATGTAATCCGGGTGAACCTTTAAAAGCTCGGCCGCCTGCTCGACGGTCATCGCTTCGTCCTTCGTGGCCTTCACGTTCCGTTGTAGTTCGACTTGTAATGGCATCATTTTGCAGCACCGCCTAACATTTCGGGATTCTGATGTACGTTGCCGATTAACTCACCATACATTTGAACAAAATCCCAACGTATTCCACCCGCATAAAATCCGGCATCATCTTCTGACCATTTAACGACTAGATTAAACACCCGGCCGTGTGATTTATAACAGATAATATCTCCCGCATATATTTCTTTTTCCATAAGCTTTTTGCCCGTCCATAAATCGCGGCTGATCAACTCGTAACCAAACTCTTCACAAAAGACGGGAGACAGTTTGCGCGCCGGGCGTTCTTCAAGCTGACTGATATAGTACGTTTTCAATTCAACATTGCCTGTTTCCTTATGTCGGAATACGTATCGGATTTTTATGTTATTCATTCCGCAGCCCCCTCCAATGCTTTTCTGGCCGTTTGCCCTCCGTCGAGTTCGACAGCAGGCGGACAGTCTTCAAATTCGTTTGTATACGTCGTTTCATTGGCGTAAAATTCTAATGCGTTTCTATAACGCTTGTTCTCCGCCTGTAGCAACTTAATATCTTCCTGAGCCTGCCGAAACTGAATGACCGTGACATCCTGCTGGCGCTGGTGCTCCCGATTCATAGCCTGTTGCATGATTAACTCTTCCGCGAGCTTTTCGGCTGCTGCTTCTAAAGATATTTGCTCCGGTGTACTGGCCGCCGTTTTCGAAAGGGTGCAAATGTAAGAGCCGGTATATAAAACCTCACCTTTTGACAAGTTGATTTTGAATTCTTTCATGCCCGGGCCTCCCGGTCTAAAAGACATGTTTTGCATACAACCCATTGAGCTGAATAATATATTTTTCCGCAGCGTTCACACTTGCGGGCAATTTCGTTTTGATACATTTTCCGTTCCTCCCCCGCAGGGGAAAACCCCTGCTAATTGAATTTATGGCCGATCTCGTAATCACAACGAGCCAGGCCGCCTTTTATTGTTTGAATGATTGTTTTACCGTGTTCCGGGGCGTCCATTAGATGAGCAGTCCCTTCAGTGCCATCTAAAACGATGATGCGGACTTTCCCCGGCTCGATGCTTTGCTGAATAGTTGTTTCATGATTTTTTATTTCTGTCGGCTTGTTCACTCTGGCCGCCCCCTGTGCTATGATAGAAGTACCAGTTCATATCAGAGCATCGGGGCCACGGCTTCGGTGCTTTTTTACGTTTTACGACGGCAGCCGCATCGTTACTCCGGCAGATGGTTTTAATTCCTCGCGGTAAATGATCGGATGCTTTTCGATGTAAGCTGCCAATTGCTCCGGCGTCATTTTCCACTTCTTAACTGGACCAGGCTTGTATCGGTTGATTTCTTCTTGCATAGCGATAACCTCCTGAATTGATTTAGTTCTCAAGCATCAAACTTTCTCCACAAAGCGTTATGGCAGGATTTCCGTTATAATGACTTCCACCCGGGGCTCTTCACTGTAAAACTTGCTAACTTTCAGATCGACTACCTGGCTATCATCCCGGTAAATCAGATGATTCAGGGCGTCTTTAACTCCCTTTACATAGTTGTCAACGTCCGGCTTTGTTACGGGACGCAGGAGACCCTTTTCCGCATTTTCTCTTTTTGTCTTGGAATTAGAAATTTCTTTCGTCATTGGTCTGAATACTCTGACATCCATTGCCACAGGTCCCGTAATAACTTGTTTTGGCCGATACTGTGACGCCACCAGCGCAACATATTGTTTAAAATTCTTTGATTTCAAAGGATCACGCATTTTAACCTTGCCATTTATAACAGATCCCCTCGGCCTTCCCTGTGCAACAGGCTCGCCGTAAACTATAAACTGAATGGAATCCAACCGTCATTACCTCCCGTCAATTTGTTCCCAGTGCTGAATCTGCTTTTCCTTGTACGGCGCTGTGAGGATGATGGCCGGCAGCAGTATAACCGCTTTAAGCACTGTGCATCAGCTCCATTTGTTTGATTTTTTCCTCAAGCACCCGGATCGCCGGGGTAAGGTCCTGGCCGGCCGTTTGCTCAGCAGGCCCGAACACGTACATGCCGCCGGTTGCTGTGAAGTTCGCTTTTTCCGTCATTCCCAATCTCCTAACCTATGGTTTAATTGCATCCGATCGCCCTTGATGGTCACTGTGTAATCTCTGCACATTTGATGAATGCGGGAGCCCAGCGCCTCGTCTATGTCCAAAATTTCCCCCGTATCAAGCTCGGAAGAGATTAGCAGAGGCTTATGATTCAGGTACCGATAATTCACAACCGATTGAATTTGTTCCACTTGCCAATCCGTCGCCCGCGGCTCCCCCTTTACTGGTTTGAATAAGTCATCAATGAACAGAACTTCAGCTTTCCGCATAGCGTCGAGCTTTGTTTCCAGCTGATCAAAGTCATTTCGCAGATCGCCCATTCCCTCAACGTACGGGAAATACATGCAGTAAATTGATTTTTTCTTAATCAGGTTGTTCATGATCGCCGTTAACAAGTGCGTTTTTCCGCTGCCCGGCTGCCCGAGCAAAGCGATACTGTTTGAACGTTTTCCCTTGATGCTCTGAAAATCCTTATAGTATTCCACCGCGCACTCATAAGCGTCCTTGATCATATCCGGCTTCCCGTCCTTAATGAAGTTTCCAAAAAGGAGCTTTTCGAATTCCTCCGTGATGCCGCTGGCCTTCATAAGCCGGGCGATCTTTTTCCGCTTCACACACTCGCATTGCTTGGAAAATGTGGTTTTCCATTCTCGGGCCTTATCCGGCAAGCATACTTTCCCCGCAAGATAATCCTCTTCTCTGACCATTTGATCAGGGGCCAGGCTTTCCATTGTCTTATGCTCTTTTCTCAATTGGCGCTCGGTGTCTTGGTGAATACGGTAAACAATAATGCCCTTATCCTTGCAGTCAGAGCACTCGTATTCAGCCTTTTCTTCTGAGGCGGCCTGTCCCGTTGAAGATGCTGCTGACCGATCCCGGAGCTTGGTTAGAATTGCCTTCATTGCCGCGTCCATATCTTGCGTTTTGCGAGCTTCCATACTGCTGTTTCTCCTTTCGTCTCTGGCTGAATGGGTTTGAGAGGATGGCTTCAATGTAATTCAGATTGACGTTGTTGCCCTTGAATCTGAAAGCCTGTTTCATTGCCTCCATGACTTTCTCTTCACCGTAATCATCCACCATATATCCGAGCCGCTGAACCTCCATCGTGCCAATGGTGCGGGCTGTTTTGTTTTCGAATAGTTCAAATGCGTTTTTCATTTTTTCGTCAACCTCCTGCTGTCCTAAAGGTATTGGAGCCGGGTCTATCTTCTTGTTGTAATTTCCAAGCTGTATGTACTCGGCATAATTCAACACCGTCACAATGAAACCGCGTTTTTGCGGCAGCCGGTCCAGCTTCAAATACTCTTGCTTTACCATCCGATCTAACGAGTATTTGATCTGATCAGAAGACCAGTTGAAGCGCTTGGCTAAATCTACAAGCTTAATGATTGTCTGCCCGAGCTTTAGTTCTTGATCTGCCCTGTACTCCGCCCGTTTGAATAAATAATCGTATATTGTCTCGTCTCGTGAATCTTTAAATGGCAGCCGGGGCAGGACCACATACCCCAAACCTTGCATATCCATGCCGCTCACCTACTTCCTTTCACACAGTGCTGTCAGAGCCTTGAAATCTACTTCTACTAATCTCAGAGACGGCTCATTTGTCTTTAAGTAGTCAGTCGTGTACCGGGTATACAAGTCCTTTCTCAAGTCGCGCTGAACCGTTTTGACCAGCCAGAGATAACAATGCGGGATAGGAATCCTGATCAGCTCCCTTTCCATCAGCTCACCAACTCCGAAAAATGGATGATGCTGTTCAGTTGATTAGTGGCCCGGCAATACTTGCATTTTTCGCATCGCTCTGGTTTCTCTCCGCCGTGTTTCACTTGCAAAATCCGATCCATCCGCTGCTCAATCTCTTCAAGCTCTATTTCCAGCCTGCCCTCATCAATATTGATGACAGCTTTATCAGGTGGATCTTCTTTTGAAACCCCTACGATCAGGGGCTCAAGCCATTCGCTCCGTCCAGTCATCCGTTTTTCAATCTCTGCGTAAAGCGCCATCTGAGCGATGTATCCGTATGCCTCAACAAAAGAGCAATATCCTATTTCCGGGTCCCAAACTTTCTCCCGCAATGACCGCGCTGTTTTCAGATCGGAGAAACGGCCGCCAGCTGGGTTGTATACGTCCAGCTTTCCTTTCCACGGAACACCGAACAATTCAGCAGTTACGATGACTTCCTTTTCTCCTTGAAGAACAAACATACAGAGATCATCATTTTGAATCGCCTCAATCATCAGATCAGCTAACTGATACTGCTTGTACAGCTGGCCCTTTTGTGTAAAAAGTGATGGGGTGTTCTTTTTAAATTCATCAAAAGCCTGTTCACCCTCAAGCCAGGCATGAACGTATTGGCCGAAGAGGAGCGCCTCCGATGTGGGCGGCGTCCATTCTCCGTTCAACTTTGCCATCGTGGCAGCCTCGCATTGCAAAAAGCTTTTATATTGAGAATTTGACATGTAGTGTCTATCAATCTCGTTAGAGTAATAATTCTTCTTGTTCAGCGCCGGTATCCGCATTAGCAGGATCACCCGCCTTTTCTTTACTATCAGCAGGCTTGTCAGCTTGCTCTTTCAGCTTTTTGAATTCTTCTTCAGCCTTTGATTTAGTCGCGCTAGTGGCCTTCACATTGAAGTAATCCTCTTTCTTTGCCATCCCATCACGCAGGGCCGTGTAAATACGACCAATTTTCAGGAAATCTTGCTCAGTGAAGGCATCAACATTACTGCCGATGTACTCCTGAATCATTTCCTTAGTGATGCCAAACTCTTTTTTAAAAAGGGAGAAGGCACTTCTGAGTCGGTCTTCCAGTGGTTCCTTATGTCCACTAATCAATGTTTTTTGACACATATCTACCGCCGCATCAACGATGTCGCCCGGAATCACTCCAAGTATGCAAGCACGAACCCGGCGGGCTCCTTGATTGGCAACCATTTCGTAAATATCCCTTGGATCATCAAGTTTGGTAATGGCGCCCCGTGCCTTCCGTTCATGCTTCACAGTGAAAATTTTGGTTTGCCGGGTATTCGTTTCAAGATCCCAAGCGTAAGCCATGACAGATGATTCACCGGCCTTTTGTTCCAACTCCATAATTCCGTAATCAATGTTCCCCCAGTTCTGTGCCAAGGCCTCAGCCAGCCGGATGGATGGGCCGGAAACCTTTGTGCCGCCGCGCGGATATTCATATACCGCATTCTCAGCCAATAGCCTCCGCTCGCATGCTTTTTTAATCCGGTCAAAAGCCGCGTATACGTCCCGTGGGAATTTCTTTGCGATAACCATTGCCGCTTGTACTTCTTGAGCCTGTCGGCTTACCATCGCTTCCATAGTCACGCCAGTAGCCTGCTGGGGCGCCGGCATGTAATCTGAGTAATCCACCTGTGATAATCCATTCATTGTGCTTCTGCCACCTTTCTTTTATATGCTTCCGTTCCAAGCCGCTGCCATTCCCGATAGTGATCCATTGAAGGGAAACTAAACTGCGCTTTACCGTTTTTGGAGAATACAATTGAGCCGCCGACCTGCCTTAAACGTCGCTGATCCTCCGCACGCTCACTGAATGCCACTTTAACTGCTTTAGCCATGTATAAAACCTCCATTGTTTTTTATGGGGCGTTTTGGTATAATAGGAATACAATCAATTATCAAAACGCCTTACCTAGTCCACTCTGCCAAGTGGGCTTTTTTATTGCTCATTTTTAAATTCAAAACCAAGATGCTCCTTCAGATACCGCTCAAGGTTTTCCCTCAAGATGATTTCACCCTCAGCACTATCTATCACGTAATCATCGAAAGCCGTTACTTCATCCCCAAAGTAATCCTTTTGCGTGTCCGGCTCAGTCAGTTTGTCATGCCAGTTGTTCAAGACCATCGGATTTTCAATATTCATTGTGAACACCTACTTACAACACTCAGGTGAATCCCGCGGGCCGCCATATTTAAGACAGTTTGATGTAAGCGCCCTTTATTCGTCAGCCGGTTTATATCCTCTGTAAGAACCTTGATGCTCCCTGCAAGACTGATAGCTTCTTCATAATCGCCATCCCGCAACGCCTCCGCAAGCATGATAGAGAGCCTTTCCGCCGACTCGATTTTCCTTTTTGCTGAATCTGCATCTGCTTTAAGAAACTGATTGATTTTCATACCAGCACCGCCTGCCTTTCTTCTGTTTTCGCCATTGCAACCTGACTCATTAGCGCTTTCCGCGTCCACCTTTCGGCCAGTTCCTTCATGTTCAGTCCATGACTACGGGCCAGCGAATATATCAGCGTTTTATTTGCTGGGATCAGATCAAAAATCTGCTTTATATCGGCCATGGGCAGTTCTTCAGGTTGTCGGCCTGGCCTATCGTTTGCCAACCAGCGCGCTAAATGCCTTGTTGCTTGTAATGCTTCTTCAAGCTGGTGAATCATATTGATTACCGCCGCGCTTGCACTCTCGTTAAGTGCTGGATCAATTGGCGCCGCCGTCGTCGGGTGCAATTTGAAGAGATAATGTACCAGATCAATATGTTCGTATGCCTCGCACGCCTCAAACCACTTAATGCATAATTCCGGGGTAAGCTTACTGAATCCATTTTCAACGTCCGAAACATATCGCTGATCCTTTCCCCCTATCAAATTACCGATCTGATACTGTGCAAGTCCTGCCGCTTTGCGGACACTACGCATGATCCGGGGTAGATTATGCAAATTGTATGGGTTGTTCTCCATATGTTTGCCTCCTGATATATCCAGTTGTTCACTGGTAAAATTTAATTAATGAAGGGACAAGCTAGTCCTTTTCTCGAACATTAATCTCCCCAAATTTGTGGAGATTGTTTCAAGCTGTTTCTGATGAAATGAATTTATTCACAAAATAAATCTGACCTTTTCCCGTAACCTTTGGCGTTCGGGTAGTTCTAATTGAACCATCAGGGTTATTCATTGTTCTCTTCTTAATTTCAAAGAGACCCAAATCCATACTTCGCTGTGTTGGTAGATTGAAAGACTCGCCTGTCTTACGAATTAAATAACCATTATCACGGAGCCATTGAAATAACTTGTTAGGTCCAATCTTTACGCCGTTCTGTTGAATGATTTTCGCTAACTCGCCAACAAGCACAGATGATTCAGATGCTTCCACGGCTTCGGCGAAAAGAGCTTTTGGCTTCATAGATTCAATTTGCTTATTTTGCTCCTTTAGTGCGTGAAGAGTTGTTTTGAAAAATAATTTGGTATTTTCGTCTGCGTTGGACAAATACGTCTGAATGAACTGTTCATCATTTGCGACATATCCCCCGGTTTTTCTGATTGTGGGTATAACTTCAAAGGCTAACCAATCTTGAAATTGTTCGGCAATTTGATTAGATGCTCTAAAAGCCAGCTTGTACACCAATGGTTCAGGAATAAAATCACCTTTCTCTACTTCTGGAAAGTTATCCGGAAGGTAAGTATTCACACGGCTCCATCGGATTGTTACGTTGCCACTTTTGGCAACGGTAGTGAGGCCTAAGTTCCGAGCAACTTGCTCGGCATCAAAAAGGATTTGATCATTCTCAATTTTGGCTGCAACTTCGAAAATTTCATTTTTGAATGTTTGTAAATTATTCATGCCGAAGCTCCTTTCTGATAGTATGCGGTGTTCTCAGCAACCCAACGCGTGTTGCTCTCAATCCATTTAAAAAGCAAAGTCGTAGGGATTTTTTTGCCACATTCTTCGTTAACCGGAAAATCCGGACGGGCCATCAGTTCCGCCATTTTAGTGGGACCGCACCGCAGCACCTCCATCGCTTCAGTTCTCGTCAAGATGTGAGGAAGCTCGTTCAAAGAGCTGAGCCGCTCTACCAGCATGTCTGTTGCTCTATCAGCAATTTTGGCAGCTATCTGTTCAATGAATTTCTCATCGTATTGCATAGTGAACATATAAAAAACCTCCTTTACAATGAGCTTTATAATCTCTCACTTTCATGTGGTAAAATATGCATGGAAGGTGGTGAGATTTAATGGCTTCTACTAAGGTTTACGCTTGCCTTTGTGGTGAATGGGTTGACTTGACTAGTGATCCGGACTGCAAAATAGGTGAATCTATGTCTTCTCCATACATATGGTGGGAAGAAGGTGCTTCAATTTGGAGCCCTAATTCTAAAGAAGAGCACACGATGTATCAGCAAGATTACGTTAATATTTATTACAAAAATGCTGAATATCGCATTCACCCAATGTTTATCCAAATCAAGTATTCATCCTAAATTCACGTTTAAGGTTAGCTTCTAACAGTTCTGGGTCGTCAAACTGCAATTTGGCGGCTTTAGAACTGAACAGTACATCGACATGTTGTTTAACACGGCTCCACTCGGATTGGGACATACCATTCAACAAATTTTTAATTTGTTCCAGCTTTTTTTGATCCATAACTTCGACCTCCTATACTGTTTTTTTGTAACTTTCATTCCTAAGCAGTTTTCTCGTTACCCTTTTTGTGTAACTTTTCATTAAAAAAAAGCTCATCGACTTCTTCATTCAGTAACTCGGATATTTGGTGTGCTTTTTCAAGACTTGGCTTTGTACGCCCCATTTCTATATTTGCATAACCGCTTGCGTATCTATAGCCAAGCTTTTTTGCCATAAAAGTTTGGGTCTTTCCTTGAGAAAGTCTTGTAGCCCGTAATTTTTCTAGCACTATTAACTCACCACCTTACTCTTTTCGTGTAACTCGTTAAATACATAATAATATACACAATAAGGGTAAGTCAACATATTTTTATTCTTTTTGTGTAAGTAATTATCTCTTGTGTGTAAACCGTGTTAAAATTTACACACCAAATAAAAAAAGGTGTATAATAATGGATAATATAACAGGGAAAATCTTAACTGAATTAAGAGAAAAGAAAGGCTGGAGCAAATCTTTCGTCGCAAAAAAATTAGGTATTAAAACAATGTCTACATATGCGAACTGGGAATACGGTTTAAGGAAACCAGATGGAGAAATGCTCGTTAGACTTGCAAGTTTGTATGGTGTAACAACTGATTATCTCCTAACTGGCAAAGAACCTACTTTTAATAATGACCTTTTTGATGATCCTGATCTACAGATCGCCTTTAGAGAAGCGAGTGACTTCTCAGAAGAAAGACAAAAACAAGCAATTGATTTTATAAAGTACCTCAAAGAGAAAGAAGAACGTGAAGGCCGTAAGCCTAAAAAGTAACTAACTGCCGAAACCTTTATTTATATTATTGTTATTATGTTATTTCTGTTTACTAATAAGATCAGGATTGGATCGGGATTAGAACCGAACTGGATCGGAAAAGAATTTTTCACCAGTAGGTTGAAGCCAATTATATCAAGGGAAATAGAATTCTTTCTCATCTGGATTGCATCTGGATTCAAACGGGATCTGATCAGAAAAAAATATACTCAAGTGTATTACTTATAAAGGGGAAATTAAATTTGTCTTTTTTGATGGAAAATGGCGAAATCTATAACTGTCAGTTTAAAAAACGCATGAAGGCTTCTAAAAATTTCTTGAAAACTTATGAAGCAGCTAAACCTCTGATTGATGAAAGAAATGAAACAATTCATGAACTCGTTTGCGGAACTATGAAGAGTGACGCGACATGGGGGCATTTTATTGCTACAGAAAATCAAGTATATTTCATTGTCTTGAAAAAGAAAAAACCAATTTTAAAGAATTGGCCCTATAAAGAAATAATTAAAATTACTGCCAGTCGCAAGCCATTAATTGGACATAAGATTGATTTTAAAACAGCCGAAGAAGACTTAAACATCAATTCAATATCAGAAGGTGATATTGACGGCTTTATCAAATATGTTGAATCAAAAATCTCTGGCAATGAGGAAAGATACGAAAGTGAAAAAGAGGATTTAAAGAAAGAAACTAAAGAATACTATTTTAAATCAGCAAAAACAACAATCACACTTGATGGAAACTATATAAGAGTAGCAAGAAAAGGCGCTGTTAACACTATCACACGAGGGTATAGTGGGGAGAAATCTTATAGAATCAGTGAACTGTCCGGGCTTCAAATAAAAAAACCTGGATTAGTAACCTCAGGCTATTTTCAATTTTTAACGCCAGCTGCTAATGAAACAAGTGGACTCTGGGACGCAATACAAGACGATAACTCCTTCACTTTTGGCGCAAATGAACTGCCTATGGTTTTAGAAATTCAAAAATACATAGAAGAACATCAGTCTATTCCAGCTCCAACAATACCACCAGCTCCTGCCCCTACTGTATCTGCAGCTGATGAATTGAAAAAATATAAAGAATTGTTGGATATGGATGCTATCACTCAAGAAGAATATGAAATTAAAAAGAAACAGCTATTGAATTTATGACAGCCCTTCTTCCTCGGGCTTTTCTTTCACACCAAAAACAGAACATACATTCCCTACATGGTGGTGTTTTTAATGTCAATCCAGTTATCGTATCTTGAAGAAGAAGTGAAAAAAATCTATTACAAATTAAATATTGAGACTCCTGAAGACATTGATTTAGAAAGGATTGCCGCGGCATTTCGTATCTGGCTGCATTATGAGCAAAGAGAAAGCTGCATGTTTCAAATTAACGGTGAGTATAGCGTTGTCCTTGATGCTCGAGCCTCTCCGCAAGAACAGTGGCAAGACTTTGTTCATGAGCTAGGGCATGTGATTAAACATTGCGGAAACCAGTTCAACATGAATCGTATGTTTCGCCAGTTGCAAGAGTATCAGGCTAATAGCTTTATGTATCATTTCTGTGTACCTAGTTTTATGCTTGAAAAGATTTCGTTGCCACGCATGAAATCAGAGGTTATAAAATTAATAGGTGATACCTTTAATGTTACATATCAATTTGCTGCTAAACGGCTCGATATGTATACAAGAAAACAGTTCTCATTCTTGATGTATAAACAGCTCTTTAAAACTATTCATTGAAAAATTGGGGTGACAAAATGTATACAGAGGAATTGATCAAGGGTAAAAAATGGCTGGCTGTTGGTGACGGACCTCGTGATCCCGTTACCGGTAAACGCAAACAAATTGCGCGGCGTGGCAAAACAAAAAAAGAAGCTGAACAAAGAGTTAGAGATGCTATTGATGCCTTAAAAGAAGATGGCATTGATGAATCAGTTGTTAAAAAAATGACTTTCGAAAAGCTTGCTGCCGAATGGTTGAACGAATATGCTCTCACAGGAAAGAAAAAAGCAACTCTGCGTATTCGAAGGAAAGAAATTAACATCTTAAACCGGTATATCGCTAAAATCAATATCGCTCAGGTAACAGGAAGAAAATATCAAAAAATACTCAACGATCTCACTGATCAAGAATATGCCCGTACCACCATTAGTGGTGTGCATACGACAGCCGGAATGATTTTTAAATACGCTGTAAAGGTGAAGCTTTTAAAAGATAATCCAGTGGCTGGCGCTGTAGTTCCTAAAAAGAGAATGACAGTAGAAGATATTGAAAGTAGTAAAATAGAGCAAAAATATCTTGAAAGGGAAGAACTTGAAGAGTTCCTCTTAGCAGTAAAAGTCCATGGTTTGGAAATGGACCTTGAACGATTTTACTTGCTCGCTTTTACAGGCATGCGTTCAGGGGAAATGTGCGCCCTCAAACTTCCTGATATAAATTTTGAAACAAAAGAGCTGCGTATCACTAAAACCATATATTCCGAAGATAACAATATGAGAAATTATGAATTAACTCCGCCGAAAACAGCCGGATCGGTGCGAACTATCACTCTCGACGATCAGATAATAGATATATTGAAGGCACATGTAACCAAACAAAAGAAGTTGCGCCTACAGTCCAGGATTGATCCAAGCGAATACCACGACGGTAATTTCCTATTTGCTCGTGAGAATGGCTATCCCTTTTTACCAAAAAATATCATTGTAAGAATGGAAAGAATACTGGAAAAAACATCAATTAAAAAACATGCTACTCCCCATATATTTAGACACACGTATATCAGCATGCTGGCCGAGGCAAAAGTTGACTTGCCAACTGTAATGGAAAGAGTTGGGCATGACGACATGAAAACAACGATGAAGATTTATACTCATGTAACCAAAAAAATGAAAGAGGATGCCTCCCACAAAGTCCAGCAGACTTTTGGAAACATCCTCAATTTCGGGATTTCATAA